GTTGAACATCTGAATGATTGACAGCAGCAAGTCCTTCATTTCAACTTCTGGCACAAAGCTATTCATTGGAATCAACTGACCTTCCACGATGCCAAGGTCACCAGATGTCACTTCAATGGTTGATGTGTTGTTCAATGTCAGTTCACATTGGTCGAATAGGAACAACGCCACGTTCGGTTCCATCCACATTTCCATGTACAACCTGTCACCAATTTCCATAAAGATATTTTCGGAAAATGTGCTAACCAATGTTGTTGCTGTTGCGCCAATGGTTGATGATGCAGGTATATCAATGGTTACGATGAATGACTGCTCAAGCTGAACAGCACCATTCACACGTTGAACGTACACATTCAAGACGGCATTGAATTGTCCGGTCACAACAGGATTGCTTCCAGATGGTGCGCTGACGCGCTCAACTGTAAATGATGGCACAGATGTCACGTTGAACCATCCATCAGATGGTGCTTCGTAGTAATCACCTGCGTCATTCCACAGGTCGAATGGATCAATATTGCTGTCGAAGTCCAACAGCACATTCTGATTGAATCCAGGATTTGGATAGTTAGGCGCAAATGCTGTTCGCAATGGCTGACCAGGTGAAATGGCCGTTGCTGTCCTTGCAGCAACTTCTGATTCACTCAGTTGGAATCCTTCATTGGTCCACGGAATAATAAGTCTTTGAAAGAATGCCGATGACAGGAATGTGGATGTGTAACTGAAGTCTGCAAAGCTGAAGATTCGGTCAACGATATCGTGCAGGAATACAGCAGGCCGAAAGTCATTCACACGATAGATGCGCTCTGTCGTTTGCAGATACGATGGTTCATTCACGCCATAGTCAAGCATTGGATAAACATAGCCATCTGTGTTTGACCAACTGTTGACGATTTCGCTATAATTATAATCGTGATCAAGGTCTGAAAAGTCAATCAATGGATTGCCATTGTCATCAAGACCATTCAGTTCTGCGTCTCCCAATTCATTGAAGATGTTGGCCATCTTGCCGATGAATATGATTTCATAGATCAATTGGTCCTTCTTCGCAGTTATCTGTCGCAACTGCAAGGTGCCATCCATCACTTCAATGCCATCTGTTATGATTCGCGCATTCGCTCTCTTATTCGGATTGAAATTTGCTTCAATGTTAGCAGCAGAAGAATTGTAAGCATTGCTGATGTTTACGTCATAGATTTGTCCGAAGATGGCATCATTCCGCTGTGTTCCTGGACATTGGATTGTCTTGGAATATTCTGTCTTACGCTCATCCGGATGCCGAATGTCAGCAATCGCATAATTGAACGAAAAGTCAAATTGAAAAATGTCAATTGGTCGGCCTTCAACCAACACCTGCACATCAGCCACGTTGTCTTCTGTTAGTTAGTGAATAGTTCAATTCGAATGTGTACTGCATCAACTTATCATTCAATGATGTCTTCTTCTGGATGCTGTTGCCTGTGATGTTCATGGCAATCAATTCATTGTTCACTTCTCTGTACACAACAGGTGATGTGAACAGGTCATTCATCCATGTGCTTTCAGCTTCGGTTAAATAATCTGTGTTCACGGTCAACTTCTCGGTCATCTGAACATCATAGTCTGTCTGGCCACGTGATGCTTTCGTGTAATCATACACGAATCCTGTGAATGTGTGATGCTGCTGATGATACGATTCACGCTTCACATCTGTCTTGTTCATTGATTTCAGATTGAAGTTAAATGAATCTATGCCACCAAGTCTGTTCAACCAATGCAGACGCACAGGTTCATACTTCGAACATTGTTGGTCCAGGTTGAATGTCACAGCTTCTGATTCCTGAACATTGGTGCTGTTCAGCAGCATAATGGTGTAACTTTTGGCACCATTCAGAACAGTTGATGGTGTGCTGCCTGTCATCAATGCAGGATCTATGTTTGCAATGTCCTGTGGACCAATGGCAATCCGCCAATATTGTGCATCGTAATTGTTTGAAATTAGATATGGTGATGTCACGAATCCAGAAGACAGCAATGTTCCTGTGCCATCCACATCATCATACGCGTTGATCAGATACTTGTTTGCGCTCAACTTGTCATTCACAATGTAGTACAGCCATGCAGATTGTACAGAATCAATGTTCCGGATGCTTGGCGCATCTGTCAGAAATCGCTTGGTTGTAGATGGTCCGTTGATGATGAAATCATTGTAGTCAAAGTCAACCCAATCAACAAGGTTCCTGACACCATTCCAAACTGACTTCTGCTTGAAGAATGTCAAGTCAACTTGCTCATATCTGTCCGTGTCCGGATTGATGTCTTCTTCCTTTATGAAGATGAAATACTCAAAATGACTATTGCCATTCTGAAAGAATGCTTGATGGTTAGCAGCAGGAATGGACACATCATGTGTCAACTGTGATTGTGTGATTCTGGACACATCGAACCATGCATGATTCTCAAATGGCGCACCTTGGTAAATTCCAACAGATGGATAAACAACCAATGTTGCAACTGGCAAGTCACCTGTCACATACGGATATTTCAGAACATTGATTCTGAACCGAAGTGTTGGTGTGTAGTTTGTGCTGCTGATGACATACCTGTTATCATTGTATGCCAATGAATAGTCAGTTGGTTCTTGGCTCTCGCCATTTGCGTAGACAATTAGTGTTGCCATTATCCTTGTGATTCTATAAATTCCTTAAGCTGTTCCATTGTCAATGCCACATCATCGGCAATGGCTTCTTCAATTTCAGATGGAACTGCTCTGTTGATTGGTTCCGTATACGGATCAATCCAATTCCTTGGTCGCATTCCGTAGTTAGCCAGATTCCTTGAAATGACAAATGCCAATCCGCGGTGCTTGGATTCCGACCATTGTGCTGTGTCTGAATCACCTTTGAATCCACCTATCTTGTCACGTACAGTTGGAATCTTCAGCCAATCATAGATGTCCTTGTAATTGTCAGCGAATGTAAAATTGTTTGGTCGCTTACCTTGTGGCCTTGTTCCTTCGTCCAGGTCCAGACCATAGTCTTCCATCGTAATCTGCATCTGATAGATGCTTCCGAACACTTTGACCTTTGGCTGCTTTGGAAGACTGACAGATGTACCAAGTCTACCTGTGGCAACAAGATTGTTGTCCTTGATAGATTTTCCCAAGGCATTGGTGTATGCCTTCCGGAAACCATTCAATGTATCAACCAATTTGTCAAATGCCATTTTTCAGTCTTGCTTGCTGTTGAATGTTTTGTTGACGATCATGCGCCTGTTTTTCGCGATAGAAAGTAATGACGTTAAATAGTTCTCTGATCCGAAGATTGAAGAAATGGTCCCATTTGCTATGGTCATTGTTTGCCAGATTGTTGACCAGGTCGAGCCATCCAAATCTGGTTTCATACGTTTCAACTGCTTTTCCGCTTCCTTCAGATTCTTCTTGGCCATCAGACCCAAATAAACCTGCATATTCTGAACGTAGTTCTTGTAACTTTCGAAAAAAAAAGCAGTCAACGGATAAACGACATTCATCTTGGCATCCTTCATATCAGCAGCAACTTCGCTGTGCTGCTCTGAATCATAGGTGCCATCCTTCCATCCAAACCAAGTTTTCTTGCTTGGAATACAGAACAAGGCCAGAATGTCGGCCATATTGTCCATCACTTTATCTTGGTCCTTCATCAGATGCATCAATGTGATATATTGGCCACCTGTCAGCTTCTCCACATCACTTTCAATTCTGTATTTCTTACCATTGGCCATCATGTACTTCTGCAACTTTCCTTCAACTGCTGAAGAAAGGAATGCCAATGATTTCATCACATTCGTGTAGGATTTCAGAGACAGTTCTTTGACTGCTGCTTCTGACCATCCAGACATGATGCTGATGATGGCCACGTTCTTTTCATATTCGTGCAGGTCATCGTGCTTCATCACATTCTGCAATGCGGCAAACTGCTCCACAGTTACTTCTGACCAATCGCTTGGAAGTTCAATTTCGTTCATTCTCTTTTCTGATCTGTTCTATTTTTCTGATTGCCCAATTTACACCTTCATCACCGCCCCATGCAAGCCACATCAAACGGCCACATCCTTCGCCAAGTTTGCGCTTGCTGTTCCTTTTGTGTCTGATAAATGCCGCCATTCGTTCAATTGTCTCCACGCTTATTGGTTCACGCTTTGCCAATTGCCTTGCTCTGGCTTTGCCAACAGGTGTGCCACAGCTTTTCCATCCATACTTTTCCGCATACCTTAATGCTTTCTTCGCATTCTCGGACGCAGCCTGTGGATAATCATTGTATGCTTCCTGCATCTTCCATACACGTCCAAGTCTTTCAAGGATGTTCATCTGTTGTCTTTCAATTAAATAGCAAAAAGGTCAATTTGTATCTATAGCGAAACGCAGCAGCAGCAATCTGTCGTAATATGGCATAAATACCCTGTTGCCTGGATTGTTCTGGAGAATCTTGATGTGGCTGTCAATCATCTTTGGCACATTGGTCACAACTTCACACTTGCTGATTCGCACCTGTTCTGGAAAGGTCATAGCCTTCAGTTCCTTTTCAAGTCTGTCCAATGGAATCATTCGTCAGTTTATTGGTTGACAGTTTTGTTGGTTTTGTCAGTCTTCATGCAGACCTGACACACCTTGCCACCATTAATGTAGTCTTTTCGCCATACGTGATTGCATTGCTTTTTCATCTGACTGCATAGGTGCCTGTTGACATTGATTTGCTCATAATGGAATAACGTGCTGCATCAATCGCGTGATTTGAATGGTCCACAGGAATGTTCAATGATGCACCTGTCTTGTCTGTCTGCCAGACATAGCCGCGCAGTTCCTTGATCAGATTGGTTGATGATGATGTCACCATCAATGGCACCTGCTGCATCTGGTTGATGCCGTACATTATGCTGTCCTTTCCTTTGACTGCTCCACGGATACGATGGCCGTATCTTCGCAGTTCGTCAATGCTTTTCGGTTCAGAAGAATCTGCAATGATTTCAATGCCCTTGAATCCATCCAGGACATTGCTGATGTCCTTGTTGCTCATTCCTGTTGCATAATGTATTTCATGCATCCACAGCTTGCCATCTGATTGCCTTACTTCAACAATGGCAGTTGCATCATTGGTATATCCCCAATCAAGGCCAATGCATCTCCATCGGTAGTTGTCTGGCAGTTGGTCACATTGATTCCAATTGTCGAACACAACACCTTGCAATGCTCCGATTCTTCCAAGGCCATAGACATTCCACCAATTTTGCCAATAGACTGAATGCTTGGCTTTTTCTTCTGCCTTCTCAATATCCTTTCTGATTGTGTCCGGCAATGCTTCGTTGTCCTTGAATGTCAATATCAAATGTTCAGAATCATCTTCTTGCAGCACTTCGGTGTGCGCCCAAAATTCCATCGTTGGATTGAAGTCAATGAATATCTCGTCTGATGTTCTGATGGCCAATTGATAGTAAGATTCAAATGGAATGTTGTTTGCTTCGTTCACGTAAAGAATGTTCCTTCTGGCACCACGTAGCCTTGCTTCCTGGTCTGCGCTGAAGAATTCGATGTAACTGCCATTGGCAAATGTGTATGTAAGTAGTGACCTGTTCCATCTGCTGTCATTGTATCTGCCTGTGATTTGCATCACCTTCAGAAAGTCTTTCATTGCTCCACGCCTAAGATGTGGCACAGATTCGGACACGACAGAAATTTCAAGACCATCAGTTCTGGCTGCTCTGTCAATTAGTACTGGAAGAATGCCGAATGTCTTTCCGGCTGATGTGCCACCTTGGATGACCTTTTTGCGTTTGGTCAGCTTGCGGATCTTGCGGATGGCTGTTGTGTAGACGAAATCATTCATTCATCATCACCGAATAACGGCTGCTCACGATGTGTCACTTCGTGCTTTTCAGTTAGGTTGTTCAGACGTTGTGTGATGCTCGTGTTGTAGATGCCGGTCATGCCACCTTCAATCTGGTCCTGTCGGATGCTCTTACGTATACGCGAACAGATAGAAACATATTGGCTGTATCTTTCATCACGATTGGCAAAGTAATGGTCTAAATTTTCATTCAATCCTTGGTCAGCTACGAAGTTCTCGAATCCTTCCATCGTCAATGGTTTCTGAAGTTCACGATGCACAGTAATTGCTTTCGGACCAATGAAATCCTTCACAGTTATTGGATGGTCCTTGGTGTGTGCGGCATAGTCCAGGAACAATTGCCACATCTTGTCGGGTGTTTCAATGTACTTCTTCTTTGCCATTACTTCTTGAAGTTTCTCAATGCTTCCTGTGGCGTGTTGCCGACACCTTCCTTGAAGTTGCCTTCATTGTTCCAATACTTGTTTGCATCTTCACGCTTGAAAGCATGCCACTTCATGGTGTAGGTGTTGTGTGTGATATACACACCATAGTTTTCGTGATTTCTGTTCTGCTTCATTTCTTCCTTCTGCGCTTTGGCCTTGGCTTATTTTCTTCTGCGAACTTCAGCATCACACGTGCCATTGTCTGTGCAGAACTTCCACAGGTGAAGCACACACGTGCATTTCCGTGAATGGCCTTGTATGTTTCTTCATACTCTTTCACTTCGTTCTTGGTCAATCTTCCGCTGAACCTTCTGGCCGCCATCATTTCAAGCTGTTCCTTTCGTTCAGTTATAAATAGCAAAATGTCCTTTTTGTCCATTAGTTAAAATTTTCACCTTTCAAAATTCGCGCAATCCAGATCAAAACCAACAGGATGCAGCAGATTGTCAGCACATCATCCATCTCACATTCCTTTGCGTCCGCCTGTGTTGGCACCAAGTATGGCCACAGGTTTCGTGAATACCTTCTTCATCACCTTATCGCAGCAGGTGAATGTTGGCTTCTCGTTCATTCCATGCACATAGTCTTGGACCATCTTGCATTTGCCTTGGCATTTGTAGGAATAGGTCATGGCATCCAGAATATTTTGAATCTGTATAAGATTCGTTCGATCAACACAGCCATCAACGCTACCTGGAAAGATGGCCAGACAGCTTCAGTTGTCGCTGCTCCAACAGCCAATCCAATCCAGAATGACAGACACAGCGAACAGTCAAATGGTTTGATTGATGCCCATTCGTCAATGTTCAGCCATTGTTTAATGTAGGTCTGAATGCTGATCACTTCTGTCAGTAGTGATCCGATGACCGCTGCTGATGCAGCGTTGAAGAATAATTCCATAATAATCTTCTTTTAGTTGGTCCAATGTTCTCCGGACCGAATTACCAATTGATTTGAATGGAATGTCAACCTTCTTGCTGACCTTCCTGTAACTTCCTTCCTGGAGCCATAACCGCAGAACTTCCTTGTCATACCAATGATACGAATCCAACAATGCTTCGATGATCATTATGTCATCTTCCTGATCCCAATCGTAACCATCAGCATCATCTGCAATGTCCGGCATCTGCTTGCTGTGTGCGAATAGGCCATGCTTTCGTGCAAATGTAGACCTTGGTGATGTTGCCATTGTCATCATGGTTCTGACAACATAATAGCGAAGATAGCCGCCATCATTGACCTTGTTCCATTTCTGTTCATCCATTTCAAGGATGACCATTGCAGCTTCTTGAATAAGGTCATCAGCATACCTGTGACAAATGCGAACTGCCAATTCACGCAGTTCATCATCTGCCAACAGGTCAATTGCTGCTTGTTGTTTAGAATGGCAAGTCATCATTTCCGATGGCTGCAGCCTTCTGCT